TTTACATCTTCAAGTACAGGAACATGTAAAGTTAGATTATCAACACCTTTATTAAGTAGTGTTGGTTTACCACTTACGTCTGTTGGATCTACTGATAGATATTATATAGTTAGTGGTCAAGCTGATGTATCTGAAATAGTATCATATGATTTATATGGTGGCCCAACAAGAAACTCAGCAAATGCTAGTCAAGGTAAAATAATATTTAAAGATGCTACATCAGGTACTCAATTAACTTATGCTGATGGAACAGATGTAGAAATTATTATACCAGATAATATTCATAACAATGGTAATGTAGGTTATATAATTACAGCTTCTATTACTGGTAATCTTACTAGTTCTTTTTTAACTGCTGCACAAAATTTACAAAATAATAAGTTAGGTCAAATATTATCAAGTGCAAATTATTCAGGTAGTAGTCATACAGGTGTATTAACATTTAATTTTATTATACCTAATACTAGAATAGAACTTACAGATGTTTCTATGGTTGGACAAACATTAACTAATGAAACATTAATTAATGCTTTTAATAATCCATATCAAGATGGTACAATGACTATAAAATTAGGTAATGGAAATACTGCTTTAGATAGTAATGGTAATCCTTTAGTAATAACTATACCCGCTATATATCATACAGCAGAACAAATTATAACTTATCTTGAAAATTTAATTGAAGTAGGATCATCTACTAATATTCTTAAAACTGATGGTGTTATAACAAACATAAGTGTAAAAGCTTTTCCTGAAGATTATGGAGAAACTTTACCTAATCATGTTGGTTATTTTGAAATTACATGGGGTTTAGATTATGAAGGTTGTTCTTTAGAATATACAACACCTACTGGTACAGATGTTGTGAATTATAATCCTGTTAATTTAACTGGAGATGAAGTTGCAACTATAATTACTAATGGTATTACAATTGAAAATGCTTCAGGTACATATACTGCTGGTGATTTTATAAACACATTAGTTGATGCACCTTTATTAGCAAACACAAGAAAAATAGAATCAGTTACTACTGTAGGCACTACAACAACAATTAATTTTATTACTGCACAAGAAGGTGTAATACTTACTTTAGATAATTATTCAGCTGCTGATACTGCTAGAACAGAAACTGTTCATACAAATGTTCCAGGTACAAGCAATAATGCTTTAAGTACTATTGGTACATTTAATATATCAGTTGATTCAGTTGGTAGGATTTATTCCGTTACTGAAAACACACCAAGTGTTAATGTAAGGGTTGGTGAGGTTATAACTATTGATGTTGCTGATATGGATAATAATACAGCTGCTGATTTTACATTTGAAATAATTGCTATTACACATAATGGTATTACAGATTTTACTTCAACTAATTATGCTAATAAAGAAATTTATAAACATTTAAATGAAGCATTATCTACATCTAATAAAGTTTTCTTTGAATTAACAAATATAACACCATCAAGTGTTTATGTTAGTGATGTTAATATATTTATGGGCCCAGATGTTAATATGAAGTTAATGTTAACTAATAAACCAGATGTAACAATTGTTCCTAAAGATGAAAATAAGAATTTATATAAATACAATACATTTAAATTTGCGGAGGTATTATAATGGTTAGACCAATTACTAATAACTATCTTCAAGCTGAAGGTGGTTATCCAGTTCAGTTTGTTATTGTACAACCAGATAGTGATGTTAAAAATGCTTTGTTTTTAAATACATCTTCAAGAATAATAACTGAAAATTTACAAGGTTATGGTGAAGTTAAAACATATCCTTCGGCAGGTGTTTTAGAATTAACTGCTGTTGAAGAAACTAGAGATGTTAAGACTAATCAAATTACTGTTAATTTAAATGGTGTGCCAAATACAATTATACCACTTTTAAAAAGATATAATGGTATTGGTGGTATTGTAACTATTTATCAAGGATGGATGAATGATCAAGATACTTTATTAAGTAAAATGGATACTGAAGCTACGATTGGTACATATATAAAATGGAAGGGTGTTATACACTCTCATTCTGTTGACGAAGAAAATCAAGAACTTGGTAAAGTTAAAATATCATTAGAATGTAAAAATATATTATCAACTATTATTGGTAGTACTAATGGTAGATTTACATCTAATAGTTCATTTAAAAGATCTTCAGTAGGAGATGTATCAATGGAATTTGTAGCTGCTATGGCTACATTTAATCCTAAGTTTGGTAAAGATTAAAATGAAAATAATATTAATTATGGGACTGCCAGGGTCTGGTAAAACAACCTTGGCTAATGAACTGTCATTATTATTATTAAATTCTAAAAGAATTAATGCTGATGAGGTTAGAAAAGATTATGATGATTGGGATTTTTCTAAAGAAGGAAGATTAAGACAATCAAAAAGAATGTCTGACAAAGCACAAGCATTAAAAATAGAAGGTAACTATGTAATAGCCGATTTTATATGTCCAACTCCAGATACAAGAGAATTATTTAATTCAGATTATATTGTTTGGGTTGACACAATAGAAGAAGGTAGATTTGATGATACAAATAAATTGTTTGTAAAACCAGATAAGTATAATTTACATGTTACCACACAAGATGCTAAATATTGGGCATCAATAATATTAAAGGATATATAATATGAATATAAGAATGGCAAATAAAAATGATACACAAGATGGTATAAAAGAAATAATCAAAGCAGTTAAAGAATTTCCTGACATGTCAATAAAAGGTTTAATTGTAACTGATGAATACTATGAAAATTTAATTAATTTATGTTTTGATAAAGGGATGATTATTGTTGCTGAAGAGGATAACAAAATTATTGGGTGTATAATAAGTTTATCAAATGCTAATATTTGGACTGCTATGCAAGAACTTGTAACTGTTGTTACTTGGGTACATAAAGATAAAAGAAATAGTTCAGCATTTTATAGAATGCATAAATTATACAAAGAAGAATATACAAAATTAAAAAAAGAAAACAAAATTGACAGAGTTCTGATGGCTTGTTTACCTAATAAAACAAATATTAAATTTGAAAAGTTAGGTTACAAACTTATTGAAAGAACTTATGAATGGAGATAAATTATGGCAGTAGCCGCACCGATCATTGCAGCAGCAATAGCACCAGGTATTCAAGGGATGATAATAAGATTCGCTTTATCACTTGCAGTATCATACATAACACAAAAGCTATTCGGCCCTGAGGCTCCTCCTGGAGCAGCTTCGGCTAATGGAGGTTCAGCACCAGATCCTGGGGTTAAACAAAGAATACCTTCAGATCCTTCAAATAAATTACCTATCATATACGGAGAGGACAGATTACACGGTTCAATTATATTTGCTGACATATCTTCTGATAACCAAACAATGGGTTTTATAATTACTTTATGTGAAGGCCCTATTAAAGATATAAATGATATTTACTGGGATGATTATAAATTAGTATTTGATACAATTAATATTACTGATGATTTTGAAAATGTACTAGGTACTATACCTGGCCCTAATGTTATAGATGCTATACACCCAGATGGTTCTCATGATGATTGGTTAAAAGATCAAATGAAAGTTTTTAGATATCCTTACGGTGGAAGATGTGTTGAGATGGAAGCTTTTAGTACTAAGTGGACTGCAGGTGCAGCTGATAGAACTATGCCTGATGTTGCTTATGCTTATGTTGAATTAAAATATGATAGAGAAAAACAAGTTACAGGTTTAACAAGTAAGTTAGCTTTTGAAATTGAAGGAAGACTAGTTAGAGAGTTAGATCTAATAAATAATGATCTTACATTAATAGGTAGATCTCCTAAAGATGGTATAACTGATATAGGTTTAGCAAATCCTACTTTATTTTCTACTACTCCAAAATTTTATGATTGGCAAGGTGCATCAATTACTGGAACTGGTTATCGGCCTTCAGGCCCTTACGGGTATACTAATTATTATGGAGGTTTTGAATCACGATTACAACAAGACTTAATGGTTCCTGGAGGAACATATGAAATTATAGATCTTGGCCCTAACATGTCTAGGGATATAAATGATTATAAAAATGGTTTGTATGGTAACCAAATAGGTAGTTATGATACTTCAGAAGTAGAATTTGATTTTGTACAACCAGGAGAACAATATAAAGATTTTAGTACTGGAAACTATATTACATTTCAACCAACAGTTCCAGATGATGGTAAACGTATTCTTAATGGTTTAAACATTAAAGATTCAGGAAATTATCTTACTGAATCTACTATTCATCCTGGTAGAATAAATGAAACTAGAGTTTGGGTAAAATATACTTATTTACTTAATGGTGTTAGTACAGATTATTATTTACCTTTAATAGCAGATAAGTTTAATAATACTGGATATTTTAGTAATTATGGTACTCATGATTATAATGAACGTGAATTTGCTGTAAATTTTTTAGAACAGTTATTACCTGGTGCTGATCATGATTTTGACAATACAGATGATAACCCAAATGGTTATCTTCCAATATATGCAGAAGGGATTGAAAAATTTGGTATAAGAAGAAATAGAATGTCTTATCATGTTGCAGATGCAAATGGTGTTGAGCCAACATTTCAATATGAGCCTGGACAACAATATTTTACTGAGCCATTACCAATATGTATCAAAGCATATGCTTCAGGTGATTACTCACAAACACCACCTGAATGTTTAATAGATTATTTAACACATTATACTTATGGCTGTGGAGAATCAGTATTTGATAATGATCTTGATTTACAAACATTTTATGATCATAAACTATTTTGTAATACTTTAGTAACACATAATGATACTGCTGGTACATCAGTTAGTAGTAAACAGTATCAAACAAACGGTTATGCTAATGCAGGTGATGATAAAGATTTAAATATTTCAGATATAGTTAGTAATTCACAATCTATATTTAGTTATACTTTAGGTAAGTTTCAAATGATTTCAGATAAAGTTGATACAGTTAAAAAGATATTTGATCATACTAATATGTATGGTGCTGTAACTTTAATTAATGACGGTTTTAATTCTACTATAAATGAAATGACTTTAAAGTTTAAATCTAAAGCTGAAAATTTTCAAGATGATCAAGTGTTTTTAGATTATGGTTCTAAATATTTTAATGAGCCTGAGTTAGCTAAAGATATATCTTTAAAGTTTTTAAATACTAATGTTGAAGCCCAAAGAATGGGTAGTGTATTAATGAATAAATCTAGAAGTAATAAAATTATTTCTTTTAGAACTGATACAAGAGCAGCAGAATTACAAGTTA